ACAGACTCCAATGGTCGTTGGTCGGTTGAGAAGTTCAAGGGTCTGATGTTCGGTATTGAGCGTGATGCCAATGCGATTGGTCAACAGACTCGCCGTGGTAAAGGTAACATGCTGATGTGTTCTGCTGACGTTGCGTCTGCTCTGCAAATGGCTGGTATCCTTGACTACACCCCGGCTCTCAACAACAACTTGAATGTTGATGACACAACGACAACTTTCGCTGGTGTTCTTAACGGACGCTACAAAGTGTACGTTGACCCGTATGCCGCTAACGTTGCTGCTTCGCAGTACTACGTTGTTGGTTACAAGGGAACATCCCCGTATGACGCTGGTATGTTCTACTGCCCATACGTTCCTCTTCAGATGGTTCGTGCGGTTGGTGAGAATACCTTCCAGCCGAAGATTGGCTTCAAGACACGTTACGGAATGGCTGCGAACCCATTCGCTCAGACTGCTGGTGCGGTTGCGGCGGGTGACTCGCAGAACACCGATGCGTCGATTGACGATGGCGTAAACGTTTACTACCGTCGAGTAAAAGTCACCAACCTTATGTAAGAACAATAAGGTGACTTATAAACTGGGGGGGTCAATCGACCCCCCCTTTTTTTATTATAAATATAGGTAAAGGAAAATGATATGGCAACGGTAGGACCACTTTCAAGACAACCAGATAAGTTAGACTATGCAAGTCCAACCCAATTTAGGTTTATAATAAATCAACTTCCAAAAGTTGAATTTTTTACTGTTGCAGCAAATGTGCCAGGAATAACTTTGGGTGAAACTCTTTTCCCCACACCTTTTAGACAAATTCCTATTGCTGGTGACGAATTGACATACGAAAGTTTCACCATATCGTTTCTTGTTGATGAATATCTTGAGAACTATATCACTCTACATGATTGGTTGGTTGGACACGGGTTTCCTAGAGAGAGACGAGAATTTACAAATTTTAGAGACAATACAGCTGTAGAAGATACTAAAACGAGTTCTGCAAGTAGTAGAACCAGTGGACTTGCTGTGAGTGATAGAGTTATGTCCTCTGACAGCACTTTAACTATCTTGAGTAACAAAAACAATCCAATTGTTGAATTTAGATTTAGAGATATGTATCCTACATCTTTAGGATCGTTGGTATATGATCAAGGGGCCACAGACGTTGACTATATAAGAGTAGATGCCTCATTCTCGTATCAGTCATTTTCAATACACACTTTATAATGGAGATTAAATGGATAAGTTAAGTGAGTTACAGGCGGAAGCCAAAGAAGACCTTATTATAGTAGATGATGAAGACTTACACCAACAATCTTATAAAAATCAAATCATCAAACCAAAGTGGTTAGACTATAAGTCTAAGTACCGGATGCTCATGTTTCAAACGAAAGCACAACACAAGAGGTTGTATCGTGAGAAGTGGGAGTATTACGGTGGCAAGGCTGATGCAAAGGTCTACGCTGCAAAACCATTCGACCTCAAAGTTTTAAAAACTGATCTTGGTGTTTATATAAACTCTGATGAAGATATTATGGAAATAGAGATGAAGATTGAATATTATGAAACGTTAGTCCAATTTATTGATGGAGTGATTAAGTCAATTGATAATCGCAGTTGGGATATTAAACACGCACAAGATTGGAAAAAATTCTTGGCTGGGGGTTTCTGATGTTAACTACAATTGCTCAAGAAGTTATGCAAGATGTGTCACATTGGGTTGGTCATTATGAAAATATATTAGATGAGGCTGGATGCAAATCCATAATGAACTATCCTTGGTCTTGGCAACCATCTACATATTCAAACGATGCAGGTGTTGTAGAAAAAAGTGACGAAAGAGTTAGAATGGATGAGTGTTGGTGTGTTGAAAAAAACCGGCCGTATCCGTTGATGAAGAAATCTGTCATAGAGGTAATGAACATATATGCACAAGAACATGAAAGATTTAGCTGCATACATCATACCGATTTTCGTCTTAATAAGTATGGGGTCAGCGGTTTTATGTCCTCACATGTTGACAACATACACCACTCTCATGGTCAATCATATGGTTATCCACAGTGCTCGGTTCTCTTGTTTCTAAATGATGATTATGAGGGAGGTGAGTTTATTGTCGCAGATAAAAAGTATGAAACTAAAAAAGGTTCAGCAATAATTTTTCCTTCTAACTTCATGTTTCCTCATGAAGTAAAAGAAGTTACTAAAGGTGAAAGGTGGAGTATAGTATCATGGCTGATGTAATTGATGTGGTTGATGAAAATGAAAAAAATGTAGAGATATCATACGAGGAGTATGCAGCGTTTCCCACTATGGTTTATAAATTTAAATCTAAGTTGCCTGTGGTGGATCACATACAAATGGCACAATGGATTAAAAGACAAAAAGAAGCAGAGGGTCAGGTAGTTCAGACAGAGGGCGATTTATACAAGTTGTCTTATTTTAGACCTTTAGTTGAGACGACAAAACAAGTGAGTGCTGAAATTTTACAAAAGTTAGGTTACAAGTATGACAAGCTTGAGATGACAGGTATGTGGGGAAACTATCTATCAAATGGTCAGACACACCCGCCGCACACACATTCAAATAATGTGTTATCTGGTGTTTATTATGTGGAGTCACAAAAGGGCGCATCTCCTATACAATTTTTTGATCCTAGGCCCATAGCCCATCATCTGAAACCAGTTAACCGTCCAAACTGGGAGAATGCGGGAATGGTACAATTTGATGCTGAACAAGGGACAGGTATAATTTTTCCATCTTGGTTGCAGCATTGGGTGCCACCTACGCAAACAGATAGAGTGAGTGTTTCTTGGAATATAATTCCTAGAGGGCACTATGGTTCGATCTCTGAATACCAGTATGCTCATATCTAAGAAAAATGAAGTTTACATCGTACTTAAAGATGTTGAACTTTCAACTGCTGCAGAGTTGAATGATTTTTTTACCTTTGAAGTTCCTGGCTTCAAATACATGCCTGCTTATAGAAATAAAATGTGGGACGGTAAAATACGTCTGTATAATATTGTCACAGGTGAAATCTATATGGGACTTCTCCCATATATAGAAGAGTATCTTAAAAATAATGGTGAATACTATGAATTGGCAGACGGAATCAGAAGTGAAAGAGACATTGCCCCAAGTGTGGTGCAAGGGTTTGTGCGAGGACTTAGACCCACTCTCAATGGACGAAGAATTAAAGTACGAGATTATCAAATTGATGCCATTGCCCACGCTATTGCCGCAGATCGTTCTCTTCTTATTTCTCCTACTGCTTCCGGTAAGTCGTTAATAATATATTGTCTTGTTCGATACTATCAAATGATGGAACTGAAAACTTTGATACTAGTTCCAACAACTTCTCTTGTCGAGCAAATGTATAAAGATTTTGAAGACTATGGTTGGAGCTCTGGAACATACTGTCAAAAAATATATCAAGGTTACGATAGAAAAGTTGAAAAGGATGTAGTCATATCAACTTGGCAATCTATACACAGAATGCCTAGACAATACTTTAGACAGTTTGGTGCAGTGTTTGGTGATGAAGCACATTTATTTAAGGCAAAATCTCTGACAGGGATTATGACAAAGTTAGATACTTGCAAATATCGTTTTGGTTTGACAGGTACATTGGATGGAACACAAACACACAGATTAGTTTTGGAAGGATTATTCGGTAAAGCAAAATATGTAATTACAACTAAAGAGTTGATAGATAATAAAACTCTATCTGAATTAAAAATAAATTGTATAGTTCTAAAATATCCAGATGAGGATATACAAATAGCAAAGGATTTTGATTACCATGAAGAACTGGAATACATCGTCACTAAGACTGAAAGGAATAATTTTTTATGCAAGCTTGTGGGTCATTGCAATGGGAACACTCTCGCTCTTTTCCAGTTCGTAGAAAAACATGGTGAACCATTATATAAGTTAATAAAAGATAAATATAAAGATAGAAAAGTTTTTTTTGTTTATGGAGGAGTGAACACAGATACCAGAGAACATATAAGGGAGATTGTAGAAAATGAAGAAAATTCAATCATCGTTGCAAGTTACGGTACGTTTAGCACTGGGATTAATATTCGGAATATTGATAACATCGTGTTCGCAAGTCCCTCAAAAAGCAAAATCAGAGTGCTTCAGTCTCTTGGGCGTGGCTTGCGCCGTGGGGATAAGAGCGAAAGCCTCCGAGTCTTTGACATCTCCGATGACCTTACCAGTGAATCCTCTCGGCTCAATTTTACGTTAAGACACTTTCAACAAAGACTAAATATTTACAAGGAACAGAATTTTAATTTCAAAATAGATAAGGTAAAACTATGACGGAATCTTTAAGAGTTTTTAAACTATCTAACGGTGAAAGTATAGTCGGGTCAACGTTGGGTGAAAACGAAATATTTGATTTCAACAAACCTATACAAATATCTTACCCGTTAAAAATGCTTGTTGTTCCAAGAATGACAAAAGATGGTCCATCAGAAGCATTGAGTTTATCTCCGTGGATACATCCTATGACAGAAGTCGAGTATATTGATATTAATCCCGAAACCGTAGTAATGAGTGCTCCCGCATCACATGGCCTCACACAGTATTATAGACACTGTATTGATCAATTTGATATGCATACCTCCCCATATAAGGAAGTAAGAAATCCAACTGATGAAGACCTTAGAGAAATAGAGGTTGAAGAAGCACTAGATGAATTGACTGATCCTGATAAATCTGAAACAATTCATTAACCCAGCACATTCTTAATGTAACAGGTTTTTGCTAGTTTGTCAAGACCCCAAGGGACATTGACATTTTAAGTAATATGTCATATAATGAATAAAATTTAGGAGTTACTATGGCTAGAAAAAAGAGTGTTCATTACGTTGATAATAAAAAATTCTTGGAGGCGATGACTCAGTGGCGTGAGAAATGTCAAGATGCAGAAGAAGCTGGAGACGAATCACCGCCCTTAACAAATTACATTGGTGATTGTTTTCTAAAGATTGCAACCCACTTATCTTATAAACCAAACTTTATTAACTACTCATATAGAGATGAAATGATTTCAGACGGCATTCAAAATTGTTTGCAATACGCACATAACTTTAATCCAGAAAAATCTCAAAATCCTTTCGCATATTTCACACAGATAATTTATTATGCTTTTCTAAGAAGAATTCAGGCTGAGAAAAAACAAGTGCATATTAAAAATAAAACGATAGAGAAACAACATTACGAACCATATGTAACGTTGCCCGGCGATGACATGGTTTATAGTGTGGATCAAACTCTTATTAATAATATGCTCCCAAGTGAGGATGTATATAAACCAAAGAAAAAAGAAACCACTAGTAGCAAGGGACTAGAAGTTTTTATGGAGAAAAATTCTTGAAAATAGCTCTAATTACAGATACGCATTTTGGGGCAAGAAACGACAATCTAAACTTTAACGAATATTTTTACAAATTCTATGAGGAGTTGTTCTTTCCATATTTAAGAGAGAACAATATTACAACCGTCATTCATCTTGGGGATGTGATGGATCGACGGAAATATATTTCCTACAGGATTGCAAAAGATTTTCGTGAGCGGTTTCTTGATCAGTTTGATGACATTCAATTCCACATGTTGGTTGGTAATCATGATACCTACTACAAAAATACCAATGATGTAAATTCTTTGGCTGAATTGGTAGACGGTAAGTATGATAATATAAAAGTATATCCAAAAGCCACAGAGGTAACCTTTGACGGTTGCAAGATTCTGTTTGTCCCTTGGATTAACTCCGATAATATGTCACACACAACAAAGATGTTGAAAACATCTGATGCTCAAATTTGCATGGGACATTTAGAGTTGAATGGCTTTGCGATGCAAAAAGGTATGATCATGGATCATGGTTGGGACAAGGAAGAGTTTAACAGGTTTGATATGGTCATGAGTGGCCATTATCATCACAAGTCAGATGATGGTCAGGTATTTTATCTTGGCACACCGTATGAAATTTATTGGAATGATTGGAATGATCCTAAAGGGTTCCATGTGTTTGATACGGAGAAAAGAGAGTTAGAGAGAATTGTTAATCCTTTCAACTTGTTTTCTAAGATTTATTATGATGATACGAGAGGATTGCATTTTGATGATCAGTATGATTTTAAACAACACAAAGATAAGTATGTCAAACTAGTCGTAGTAAACAAAAAAGATTTGTATCAGTTTGATATGTTTGTTGATAAACTGTTGCAGGCCGATTGTCATGAGGTAAAAATTGTTGAAGACTTCTCTGACTTAGATGCGAGTAATGTATCTGATGATATTGTAGAAAACACACAGGACACTATGACATTGCTTGAGTTATATATTGATGATTTACCAGTGGACCTAAGTAAAGATAGACTCAAGAATACGACAAGACAATTATATATTGAAGCACAGGATTTAGAGATTTGATTCATTTTAATTATGTTAGGTGGAAGAACTTTTTATCAACTGGTAACAACTTCACAGAAATACAACTAGACAGAAGTTCTACAACATTAATTATCGGAGAGAATGGAGCTGGTAAGTCAACCATTCTTGATGCGTTGTGTTTTGGTTTGTTTGGTAAACCCTTTCGTAATATCAACAAGCCACAACTTCTCAACTCTGTCAATGCGTCTAACTGTCTTGTAGAGGTAGAGTTCAAAGTTGGTGGTAAAGATGTTAAGGTTGTTCGTGGCATCAAACCAAATGTGTTTGAGATTTATATCAACGGTAAGATGTACAATCAAGACGCAAACGCAAGAGACTACCAGAAGTATCTGGAGCAACAAATACTCAAGTTGAACTATCGTAGCTTTACCCAAGTGGTTATTCTTGGTTCATCTACGTTTGTGCCTTTCATGCAACTCAAGGCTCGCCATCGTAGAGAAGTTGTTGAAGAGATACTTGATATTCAGATTTTCTCTTTGATGAACATGATACTCAAACAAAAATTGAAAACCATTGAGGCAGACCATAGAGAGTTAGAATACAAAGAATCTTTGACAAGTGAAAAACTTACACTCAAAGAAAGATACATCCAAGATATTCAAGATAACCGTAGAAAACTAATTGAAGAAAAGATCGTTTTGATTGGTGGAAACGAAGAGGAAATATTTAAGAAGAAAAAAAAGATTGCTGATCTTCAAGATGATATTGAGTGTATGCATGAAAAAATCTCAAACGCTACAAAAGTTGCTGAACAGTTCGATAGACTGAATGATCTAAATTCACAACTGAAAACAAAACACAGGTCACATAAAAGACTTATTAAGTTTTTTGAAGAGAATGAAGATTGTCCAACTTGTCAACAACACATTGATGAATATTTCAAAGATACTATGATATCTAAAGAGAACAAGAAATATGAAAAACTTACGGTTGGAATAAAAGAACTTGCTGATAAACTTGAAGCAACCAAAGTTAAAATCAATATCATAAATGAGGTCAATCAAACCATACAATCAAACAATGTTGAGATTGCAAAAGAAAACAGTTCGATTAGTGAACTGGAAAAGTTCAATGCAACGTTAGACACAGAGATTAAACAGTTGCAAGATGGCCATGTGGACAAAAAGGACCATGAAGAGGTTATAAGTTTACAGGAAGAATTTGATGCGGTAAGTAAAGAGAAAAACAAGTTGCGAGAGGAGAGGGTTTATAATGATGCAGTAAGAGCCATGTTGACTGATCAAGGTATCAAAACTAAGATCATCAAACAATATCTTCCCATCATGAACAAACTCATCAACACTTATCTTACATCTATGGAGTTCTATGTAAACTTCACGCTGGATGAAAACTTTGATGAAACCATCAAGTCAAGGTATCGTGATGACTTTACCTATGCATCATTTAGTGAGGGTGAGAAGATGCGTATTGATCTTGCGTTGCTTTTCACTTGGAGAGCTGTCGCAAAGATGAAGAACAGTGCAAACACAAACTTGTTAATATTAGATGAAATTTTTGACAGTTCACTTGACGGCACAGGAACAGATGAGTTTCTAAAGATTCTCAATACACTGGGTGATGAGAATGTATTTGTGATCAGTCATAAACAGGATGCACTCGCAGACAAGTTTAGAGATACAATACGATTTGAGAAGGTGAAGAACTTTAGCCATATAGTGGAGTGATTATGAAAAAAAGAATTCATGTGAATATGCATGTGATTCGTAGGAATCAAAAGACAGGTGAGCGTGAACCTACGATTACAGTCAAGACATATAAGACAAACACATATGCCCATGAGGTTGATATACTTGGCCCTAGTAAGGTAATCTATTCACCTGACAAACCATTATCATGTGGTGCTAGATTGTGGATTGAAACAGACAGTGAGGTTATGGTTGATGGGCAAACGCTCGGACTTTGAACGGAAACCCAGAGACTTCTATCCTACACCGATGGAAGCAGTAGAACCTCTGTTGCCACATTTACCAGAAGGATTTAAGTTTGCAGAGCCTTGTG